GGTGGGCGGTAGTGGGAGTAAAGTGTGGGTCGGGCTCGAGGGGGGGTGAATGGCTTGGGGCGGGGGACGTCTATCGGGCATGCAAACCAATCAAGACCGCGTGCCCCACGACCTCCCCCTTCCGACCCCCAAGCACGTGGGCTCTACCCGCGTGGGCAGCCTATGGGTGTCCACGTGTTGGACCGCCGATCACGGGTGGGAGACCATGGCCTTCCCGTGCGACCCGAACGGCGAGGTGACCGACTGGCGCGAGACCTTCTGCGACCGGTACGAGACCCGGGAGGAGGCCATCGCGGGGCACGCGCGCGCCGTCGCAAAGTTGTGATGAATAGTTCCCAGGCCGCTACGTCTGACCGGGGGAAGGAGATTGGCATGATCAACGACAAGACTCGTGACAGGGTGCGGAAAATTGTGGGACGCGGCCTCGTGGCAGGCCTCGGCACGGAGCGTGGCCGGGTGTGCATCGAGGCAGCCATCGCGCTCGCGCTCGGAGAGGGGCACCACGACCGTCCCTCCTGCGTGGCGGATCCTGACCGCGCGTACGCCATCCGGATCAACGATGCCGCGTGGGAGTCCCCCGAGGCGCGAGCGGAGGCCCTTTTGCCCCTGGGGCTGGCATCACTCGGGACCGCGGGCACGGACCGATCCGCGTGGGCACGTCGCCTCGCCGAGGGCACCGTCCGGAGTGTCCTGCCCATCTGGCTCCGCCACGCGGCCTCGCGAGCGACGGAGCCCCACGCGGCTGCCCTCGCAGCCGCAGCGGAACGCTGCGAGCAGGAGGGCACACGGCGGGCCGCGAGCGCGGCCCGGGACGCCGCCTACTCCGCCGCCTACGCCGACGCCGACGCCGACGCCGCCTACGCCGCCGCCTACGCCTGCGCCTCCGCCGCCTCCGCCGACGCCGCCGACGCCGCCGCCGCCGCCTACGCCGACGCCGACGCCGACGCCGCCGCCTACGCCGCCTCCGCCGCCGCCGCCGCCGCCGACGCCGCCGCCGCCGCCTACGCCGACGCCGACGCCTCCGCCGCCTCCGCCGCCTCCGCCGCCTCCGCCGCCTACACCGCCGCCGCCTCCGCCTCCGCCGCCGCCGACGCCTCCGCCGCCGCCGCCGCCGCCGCCGCCGCCGCCGCCGACGCCGCCGCCGCCGCCTACGCCGACGCCGCCGCCTCCGCCGCCGCCGCCGCCGACGCCGCCGCCGCCGCCTACGCCGACGCCGCCGCCTCCGCCGCCTACGCCGCCTCCGCCGCCTCCGCCGCCTACACCGCCGCCGCCTCCGCCTCCGCCTCCGCCGCGCCAGTGCGCCAAGCGGCGCTGCGAGCCTCGGTGGCCGTGGCCATGGCCGCCTATGCGGCCGAGGGGAGGGGTTAGGATATGCGCACCACAGCGCGTCAGCCGCCGCGAGACCCATCGAAGGAAGAGAGGGGAAAATGAAGATCTACTGGGTATGGGAAGTGACCTCGGCTGCCCCGGTGCACGTCGGCGGCCATGACAATGCGGTGTATGGGTCGGGCCCGAAGTGCCTCCCGGGCGCCGGTGCGTATGGCGCGGCCGGCGCATACGCAGAGGACGACGACAGGGACCAGTTCACCGTGATGGTCATGGACCCGCACACGCTTGAGCGGTGGTCGTACGACATCAGTAAGAGCGTCACGGTCACGCCGCGGGACTACGTGAATGGTAAACCATGCCCCGCCTGACCGACCAACAACGCGCCGAGCGCCGCCTAGGCATCGGCTCCTCGGACATCCCCACGATACTCGGCCTCAGCCCGTACCAGGACCAAAGCCCGGTCCTGTTGTGGCTGGAGAAGACCGGGCAATGGGTCCCCGAGGAAAGCCCCGACTCCAGCGCCATGGAGTTGGGTCACCTCGTGGAACCCGTCCTCTGCGCCCACTACGCGCGCCAGAGCGGCCTGACCATCCTCCGCGAGGGTCAGGGCGTGGAGAGCGTGCGGCACCCCGTTTACGGATGGCGACGTTGCAACCTGGACGGGCGCATCGCCGACCGCTCGGCCGCGGTGGAGATCAAGTTTGTGGGCATGGGCATGGCGCGTCATTGGGACCTGCTCGCCGACGACGGGATACCGCACTACGTCAGGGCGCAAGTGGCGTGGCAGATGCACGTGGCCGACCTCGCAGAGGTGCACGTCATCGCGTGCGTAGGCGGCCCCGCGGGGTTCCGTGGCTGGATCATCCCGCGGGATATCGCCCTCGAGGAGGCCATCGTGCGGGCCGCGCACGAGTTCCACGAGTTGGTGATCGCGGGGATCCAACCCGAGTTGGACGGTAGCGCTGGCGTGCGCGCGTGGCTCGACGAGAAGTACCCTCCGCGCGGGGAAGACGTCGTTTGGGTGGTCGAGGACCAGCCGGTGATACAGGTCGGCGTGGACCGCTGCGACGCGGCACGCGCCGAGAAGGTCGCCCAGGCGAGCAAGAAGCGCACGAGCAACCTGCTCGTACAGGCGATGGGGGAGCGTGGGGCTACGGTGGCCACGTGCGACCACTGGCGCGCGACGTACCGCGCGAGCAAGGCGGGGGAGCGCAGGTTGCTGGTCAAGGACCTGCGCGCGCTCGCGGCGGCGGATGTCACGGACGACGGGATGGAGGTGCTCTGATGGGATACACGATCAAGATCGGAAACGCGGTGCCGGTGATGCCGCAAGGGGAAGATCGGTGGGCCGTGGTGGGCGGAGAATCGCCGGATGCGCCGTCATTCCCCGGCGAGGAGGCGAGCAGCACGCGCAGCCCAAGCTACACGCAATGGGCCAACTTCTGCCGCGACGTCAACCTGGTATCCCTCCTCGGCGAACGCGGGGCGCTTATGGCGTCGCACCCTGGCGTGGCGCTGCTGCGTCCTTCCGACCTTGCCGCGGTTCGCGCTGCGCTCCTCGCGTGGAGAGAGCGGCCTTGGCCGACGGCGGAGCGGATCGCGGGCTTTAACGACTATGACGTCGAGCCCGACCCGCGCTACGACGGCAACCTGGCGCGGCTCCTCTGGCTCGAATTCTGGATCGACTGGGCGCTTCGCAACTGCGAGTATCCGGCGCTTGGGAACACATGAGCGGCGGATCATGGGACTACCTGCACTCGAAAATCGAGTACGCAGCCGACCGCCTCTCGCGCGACGAGGTCCCGCAGCGCCGGGCCCTTGGCACCCTGATGGCGCGCGTTGCCAAGGCCATGTACGCGATCGAATGGGCCGACTCGGGCGACACCGCGCAAGGGTCTGACCTCGCAGCCATCGAGGCCGCCCTCGGCCCCGATGCGGTCGAGCGGACCTTGGAGGAGATCGAGCGGGACATCGCGACGGCGACCGAACAGGCTCGGCAGCTCATCGCGCGGCATCGGGAGATCACGGCTCGGCGATGACGCGAGGCCTCAGCGGGTGATAGCCCACGCGACGAACGAGGCGTAACCCCTGGGAGTAATCTCCGGGGTACGTCTCGTCGTGGCTCGTGCGCCCGCGTTCGAGCGGCTCGCCGGTGAGCAGGTGCCACCCGTAGAGGTCGAGGCGCCCGTCGTGCAGCACGAAGTCTTTGCCCGTGCCGACGAGGAGCCTCGGGGAGCGCCCCGCAAGTTGAGCCTCGACGCGTCGCCGGTGGTCGGCGATGGCATCGGGGCTCTGTCCGTTCGCGTAGTCGTTCGGCACGCGGGTGAGGCGCCACGGGTCCAGCTTGACGTCCGCGGCCCGCCACACGGCCTCCACGAGCGCGCGCGAGGGTATCTCGCACTCCCACGCGTCGGCGGTCGCGAGCACGTCACGGAGGGCAATGGGCTGCACGAGGACGGGCGCGACGAACCACTCCACGCCCTCGCATGTGACGACGGGCCACGTCTCGACGGGGCCTTCCGGGCAGGTGAGCGAGCCGAGGGCGGCTATGGGCCTACCAGGCATGCTCATCCTCCGCGGCCTCGTCGTCCTGATCCACGTACTCGCCGCACGTCCGGCACTCACGAGAGGGCGGGCCGCCATTGGACATGACCATGGACGGCTTGCCCGCGGGGTCCAGAACGGTGACCTCTACGCCGGCACTCACGAGCGCGCCGAACCTTCGAGGCTCGGCCATGTACGCCTCGTGCGTGATCGCGATGGGGGCGGGACGTCGGGGTCTCACGCGAAGTCCTCGTCGTAGCGCGAGAACGGCTCCGACCGCGCGAGCAGGTTCCGCACGGACATCATCTCCAACTCGTCTGCCCGCTCGGCCCGGCGCCGCTCGTCGTCGTTCCAGTCGGCGATGAACCGGCCATGGGCCACGCTCGCGATCGTGTTCTCGTTCGGCTCCACGGCCACGTCCACCCAATCGGCGGTGCGCATCCACTCCGCGTGCAGGTGGCGCATGGCGCCCGCGTACGTCGCGAGCGGCGCGGTGTAGTACCCGCGCGCCTTGAGTTCCGTCGCGAACGTGGTGGGGTCGCCGGAGAGCAGCGAAGGCCACGCGTTGCCGTAGCGCCGCTTGAGGAACGCGAGGTGATGGGCCATGCCCTCCGCGAGCGACGCGAACGCGCGGAACCACGTTTGCGGATCCGGGGGCTGGAACGTCATCAGCACGCCGCCGATGTACTCCGTGGTCCCGGGGAGCATCGTGTAAGGCACGCCGGCCGCGGCCTGCGCGGGGGTCGTCTTCACGTTGCCCACGTTGTGATTCCAACAGGCCTCGCCGCGCCCCGTCTCGAGGGCCCATTGCGCCCACACGATGCCGGCAGCTTGGCGCGTGAACGTGGGGTCGGCCTCGCGGATGGCGGCGGCGAGTTCGTCGGTGGTGCACGTGGTGCGGATGAGGGGGACGGCGGTCATGGCTTGCTCCAATGCTCGATGCGCGCGCGGGCGATGCGCACGGCCACGTCCCACGAATCGATCCCGTCGACGTGCGACCAGCCGGCCTGCAGGGCGCCGATGATCTCGGAGCCCGACCCGCAGAACGGAGTGACCATCCGCGCGTCATGAATCGGCGGGAGGATGAGGCGTGCGAGGTAGCGGGCTAGCGCAAGCGGCTTGACCGTTGGGTGGATGTTGCGCCCCACGCCGAGGCCAGCCGCCTCACGTCGAGCGGCAATTCCGCCAGGGTTCAGCTTTTGTGTCTGCTGCTCGGCGAACGCATCCAGCCCCGCATCCCGCTCCGCCCGGCTCGCCTTGGGGCAGTAGAAGAACCGTGAGGCACCGCCCGAGTCTCCGCGCGCAGTGTGCTCGCAGTCGATGGCGCCGAACATGCCGCCCTTCGATCCGGGCTTGTGCTTACCGCCGCCGGACATGCCGGGGCGATTCCCACTTTGCACGTCGAGGGCCTGCCCGGCCTCCTCGTCGAGGATGACGTTGGCGGGCCAGCGTCCGAGACCGTCGTCGTTGGAGCCAGACTTCAGCCCAGCACCGATCGCGCGCGGGTCGCTCGATGACGTAATGCCACCTGCCGTCCGCCCGCCCTCTGACTTCTTCCCAACAACGTCCACCCGACACGCATCAATCGCCAACCCGCCACACCCCCACCGCTGGACGTTCTGCGCCACGGTCCCATCGAGCGGCTTGCGCGCCACGATGATGGGCTCCCATGCTGGCTTCAGCGCGGTGCCGTGGCCTGACCATTGCACCGCTGCTGCGATGGGGTCGCCCTTCGGCGTGCGCTCGTAATTCGGGCCGCCCATGGCGGCGTTCTCGGTCGTGACGGCGCCGGCCTTTCCGCGCCAGTCGCCGTTGGCCTTGTCGATCGCCTTGCTCACGTCGTGAGACTTCGGGAATCCAGAACCGTAAAGCCACTGCATGCAGTCGCGAATCTCAAACCCCGCATCCTCGATGGCACACGTCAGACGGTGGAACGTGCGAGTCCCGCCGAACGCGAGGAGGTGCGCGCCGGGCCGCATCGTGCGCAGGACCTGGCGCCACACTTCGACGCTCGGCACGCCGTGATCCCAGCCGTGCCCCATGAACGAGAGGCCATAGGGCGGGTCGGTCAGACACCCGTGGAAGGTGTTCTCCGGCATCGCGCGGAGGAGCATGAGAGCGTCCCCCTCGTGGACTACCCCGCTCACGGGTCCTCGACCAGGTCAGGGAAGCGAGCCTTGGCCCGCTCGCTCGCGAGAGACTCGATGCTAGCGGCAAGGGCGTCGTCGAGGCCTCCACCGTTGGCGATGGCCTCGCCCGCGGAGAGCCCGGCTTTGAGAAGCGCGAGGGCGATCTGTTCGGAGAGGCTCATGCTTCCACCGCCACGCTCTGCACGTGCGCGTACACGGTCACCACCGGCGCGCCCAACTCCGGCGACCACGTGACCGAGTCCACCGCGTAGCCTCGCTCCTCGGCCTCGCGTCGTGCGGCCTCGCACTGCGCCTCTTTGGTCAATCGCTTCCAAGTCTTCTTGGCCTTGCTCATGGCTTGCATCTCCCCTTGTACTCCCGGCCGTACTCCCGCGCGACGCGCGCGCGACACGCAACGTAGTCCTGACACGTCTTGGCCCCCACCTCGCAAAGCTGGAGCTCGCCCGCGTAGGCAGCGGCGTTGCTCGCGGGCAGGCAGCCTTGGATCGCCCAGGCGATAAACGCGACGAAGGCCGCTATCGCAAGGCAGCCGAGGATCACGCGCACGGCCGACCGGTCGGTGAACACAATCATGGGACTACCTCTCCTCGTGGTGGCGGCGCGGCATGGGGTCGAGGCCGAGGCACTCGCGTACGCAATCCAGCATGTGAAAAAGCAGGATTCGCTCCGGCCCAGAAGGCAGCGCGACGGTATGCGTCTTCGGGCGACCACGCTTCCGTTTGGCTTCGGGCTCGTTCACGGCACGGCCCTCGCGGTCTGGACAACGTCATCGCTGTAGCCTCGCCCGTCGCGCTGGCACCCCGCGATCATCACCGACGCCATCGCGGCGCAGGCCAGGATCGAGATGACCGAGAGCACGAGCGGGATGGGTGCCCGCGCGCCCACGTAGGTCTGCGCGATGACGTGACGGCGCACGGCCTTGGCGTCGCTGCGGATCTCGTCCACCTTGGTCTCGAGTCGCATCGTGATGCGCACGAGCGTTTGGCGGTCCTGGTCTACCAGCGCGCGCCATTCCGCGTTCGGCTCGCTCATCGGTTCCTCGCTGCGGCAGCGCGCCGCTCGTGACGGTTGGGGCGGCGGGGAATGAGCGCACGCGGGTCGCTCGTGTTGTGCAGCGAGAGGCCCACGCGCGCGTTGGTGATGGCGTCGTCCATGGGGCCATGAGCCTCCGTGCCCTCGGCCCACTGCCGCACGACATAAAGGGCGTACTGCCCGATCCAAAGGTCCGTAAGCGAAACCCCGCCGATCATTGGCGCCCCCCGAGCATCGAGGCGATCCCCCGAGCAATCTCCGCCAGCGCGGACATGATGACGACGGTCAGCGCCACGATCTCCGCGATGCGCGAACGGAGCGCCTTGCGCTCGACGAGAGCCTCGCGCCGGTCGGCCTCTTCCTCGCGCCGTCGCAGCTCGGCCGCGTCGGTGACGTGCACCTCGCGCGGGGCGGGAACGGTGGGGACCACTGCGGCGAGCTCGCCGGACTTCGTTTTCGGGGGGCCTGGGAACATCATGCTACTCCTAGAATAGTGGGTCGCGCGACGACGCGGGGGAGGTTGGGGGGAGGACCCGCGTCGTCACGCTTCCCGGATGGAGTCTCTACTTGGGGACGACGCGCCACTCGATTTCGCCACCGGGGATCGCGACCGGAATCAGCCGGAGGTCGCCGAGCGGTTCGACCGCGAGCTTGTTGGGGTCCGCGTTCTCCGCGAGGAGGGCCATGTGCCGATCGCAGAGGTGCGCGGGCTTCTGCCCTGGCCACGTGAAGCGGAACGAGGCGTGCTCGTTGCACTCGGCGCACTTGGCGGCGGGGAGGCTCGGCTTGGTCTCGGGGGGCTGAGGCGTTTCGGGTCGCATGGTGGGATCCTTTAGCATCAGAACTGCGGGTATGCGATGAGCTTCCATCGCGCGAGGGTTTGGACGTACAGGAGCGTGTAATTGGTCGCGGCGACCGCCGGCGCGTTGCCGTCTAGGCGAATGCGGTTCGCCGCGGTGGAGCCGGCGTCCTCGTCGTTGAGCGTGACGTTGCTACCCACGGGGCACACGATGATCAGGATCCGCGACTTGCCAGAAGCTGGCGCAGCGAACCCGTTGAACGTGGGGTTGCCCGTGCAGTAGATGACGCTCGTCGTCCCGATCGCATAGTTGTTGAATGGCCCGGCGCCGGCCTCGGTGACCTGGTCTAGATCGAGGCCCGTCAACGTCGGAGTGATCGCGAACACCGCCGCGCCCGTCCCCGTCTCGTCCGTGAGCGCGGTGCGCAGGTTGGCGCTCGAGGGCGTGGCGAGGAACGTCAGTATGCCCGCGGCGGCGGAGCTCGCGGCGCCGTTCATGGCCGACCCGGTGACCGTCATAAACCCGTCGCCGGTCGGCGCGGTGAACCCGCTACCCCCGCCGACGCTGCCCACGTACAGCCACCGTTCCTGCGTCGTGTCGTAGACGAGTACCGCGATCTGGTTCGTGACGAGGGCGATGTTGGCCGAGCCCGGCAACGCGAATCGGTTGGCCGCGACCGACGAGCCCGAGGCGTGCACGAGCGTCAGCCCACCCGCGCCGACCGCGTGCACGAGGAGGAGGCGTTGCCCCGAGTCCGCGGCGATGCCGGTCCACGTCACCGCCCCCGCGTCGGTCACGCGGACGATCGTGTTCGACCCGATCGTGACGTCGTTCTGCGAGCCAGCCATCGCGTTGTTTTCCGACGTGAGGCGCAGCACCGAGAGGACCATCGCGGTCACGGTCGCGAGCGTCGCCGTCAGCGTGCCGGACAGCCCCACGTCCGTGCTCTCCGTGACCGCGTTGTCCACGACGGTGAACGCGCTGGAGAAGTTCAGCTTGCTCCGCTGCGAGACGGCCGACGTCGCGGCGAGGAGGGTTCGGTATCCGTAGAGGAGGGTGTCCAGAGCGCTCACGTGGTGTACCTCGGCGTGGTTTGTCGCACGCTTAGACTGCGAAACTGAAGGCCATCCTCCGCGTCGGCCCCGCCTTCGGGGCACACGATTGCGTAATAGGCATACGTGGACGTGTCCACCGTCGCGTTTTGGTCGGCTGACAGCCGGATCTCGTGCGCGGACTCGTACGCGACCACGCCGCCTGACGTGTCGTCCTGCATCCCCGCGGCGAGGAGAGACTCCCACGTCCCGGCGTTGGGGTTGTGCCTCGCCATGCCGAGCGCGGGCATCATCCCGGGGAGGGCCGAGTGCGTACCCGTGTTGCCGATCAGATCCAGGGTGAGGCGGGTCACCGTGGCGCCATGGATGACGAGGTCCGTGATGTCGTAGCAGAGATGGATCGCCAGGTTGCCGGCGTCCGGCGTGGGGCATCGCATCGATCCGCCGTAGCACGTGAACAGCTTGGTTTCCCAGCTGTCGAGGCGCACCGTTTGAAGGTCGAACGTCTTCGCGATCGCGCCGCTGCGGACGGCGCCGATGGGCGCGCCGCACCCCTTCCGTCGGATGACGTTGATGCTCAGTTGGAGATAGGCGATCGCGTCGGCGAGGTTCGCGAATGGCACGTTGACGCTCGCCGCCGTGCGCTGGTCTACGAGGTCCTGCGGCAACGTGATCGTCGCGGGCAGGATGATGGGGACTGGTGCGTATGCGGTGCTCACGTGATCGACCTCCCGAAGATGGCCGACTGCGCGGCCTGCCAAACGAATGTGTCACTGGTGCCGTTGGGGTTCGGCGGGCTCGCGTCCGTCGCCTCGAAGAGGGAGGCATCGAACGTCACGATGATCTGGATCGTCTCGTGCGCGGCCTTCCACAAGGTCACGATCCGCTCCACCTGCGCGACCTCGGCAACGGTCGCGTCGCTGCCCCACGTGCCGCCATCGCCCCACGTTCCTGGAGTGCCCCAGATGTCGACGGTCCAAGGCCCCGCGGTCGTGTCGATGATGACCCACCCGCGCCACCATCGCATCGTGAGGGCGTCCCACACCCAGTTGTTGGGGCTCGATTTGGTCTGCGTGAACTCGCCCGTGAGCGAGGGTCGCGCCCACCAGACACCCGAGTTGCTCACGGCGCGCACGGGCACGGCGGCGCCCGCGTTGCGGTACGTGACGGCGGTCTGGAGTTGGTTGATCAGCTCCTGCGGTCCGCCCGCGCCGCGGTGAGTGTCGTGGGGAGTCGCGAGCCGCGCGGCGTACTGCGCGTCGGTCTCCAGCAGGTACCGGTCGAGCTGCCGCTCGGAGCCCACGTAGGGCAGCGCCGACGCGGTGGCGCCCTCGAGGCCCGGCATGTGCGACTTGACGCCCTGGCGCGCCAACTCCCAGAAGGCATCGCACTGGATCGCGATCGAGTAGAGCAGACGCCCACCGACCGTGGACGTGAGCCACGGCGGCGAGAGGCCAGCGACCGCGTCGCGGATGGTGGAGGGGATACGGGCCATCAGACGCGCACCACGGTGAACGAGGGCGCCACGGTGACCGTTGCCACGCCGTTCGCGGGGATGGCGAGGTCAGAGGCGGGGGAGGACAGCGTCACGTTGGGCACGAGGCTCGTGCCTCCCAGCGCGTCGCGGATGGCTGCGCGGATGGTGTCCAGGTAGATGACCGTGGACGTTCCGATGCCGCCGATGGGGACCGTGCTCGCGAGGGTGGAGATGGCCGTGCTCGCGGTCGCGACGATGTCCGCGTCCGTGCGTGCCGCGGCGGCGCCGGTGACCGTGATGACGCCCACGACCGTGAGCGCCGTTGCCGTCGCCGAGAGGGTCGTGGCCGTGACGGTGAGGGGCACCGCGTTGGCTTGGATCGATTTGTCGATCAGGTCGAGATCCGAGTACCGGTACGCGCTGCCCGTCGCGCCGCCGATGCCGTTACCGACCGAGCCCGTGAGCGTGAACGTGGTGGCGCCCGTGACGACGATGGTCCACTCGCCATTGGCCGCCGTGTTGACGGTGTGCCCCTCGATGTAGACCGTGTCCCCTGACGTGTACCCGTGCGCCGCGCCCATCGTGATCGCGATGGGGCTCGCGTTGGTGCTCGATGCGATCGACTTGGCCACGTTGCCCGTGTAGTTCGGCGGCGTCGCGTAGGCGCCCGCGGCGTGCGCCACGTAGGTGGTGACAACGCCCGTGCTCGCGTTGGTGACGCGGGTGGCGCGGGTGACGGGTAGCTGCGGCTCGGTGCGCGCGCCGCTGGTCACCTGGACCTGGTCCTCCTCGTTGATGGTCAGCGCGTTGTAGGTGTACGCGCCCGAAGGCCCGTCGACCGAGATGGAGGACCACTTCGCCTTGCAGCGCGTGACGAGTTCGGCGTTGGTCTCGGCGTCCGCGCCCACCGCGGCGGTGCTGTTGCTGCACGTGACGCCAACGATGGTCGTCACGACGGTGGTGATCGTGCCCACTCCGCTCGAGCCGGTCGACCCCGCGACGTCCGCAACGAACGCGCCAGACACCGCGCCGGCGCCCGCGGGGACCGTGAGGCTATCGACGTTGGAGTACCCGATGGACCCGCGCGAGACGTGGAAGGTGCCGGCCGCGTAGACGCCACCGGGGCACGCCGCGCCGGTCGTCAGGGTGACGTCACACGTGGCGTACGTGGCAGCGCGGCGGGTAGCGGACCACCCCGACTCCACCAGCGCGTCGAGCCAGCCGGGGCCGCCCTCGGGGGTGACGCTCGAGGCCAGGTCGAGGAGGCCGCCGCGGGTGATGGTGGACGTGATCGAAAGCGTCGACGCGATCGCGTCGGACACGAGCAGGAGGATGGTCCGCGAGGGCTGCCCGCTTTGCCATGACGTGGTCGAGAGCCCGAGCGTTGCGGCGACCGAGAGGATCGACGACATGACCTCGTCGGAGGTCACGGGCGTAATCAGCGTGGAGATATCGAGCGGCATCAGGTCACCTGTAGGATCTCGACCGTGACGGCCGATACGGCGAGGACGAGGGTGAACACCTCGTCGGTGATGAGCACGGCCACGAGCGTCACCGTGAGCACGTCGGCGGCGAACGTCGCGGTGGTCTGCGCGGACCGCACCCGCTCGTCTTTCTCCGCCTCGGCCGAGCACGCGGCTTGGATCTCGTCGATGTCGCGGGGGCCCACGTCGGCGCCGCACCAGTCGGCGAGGTTGTAGCCGTAATTGGCGTCACCGATAAGGCGTCCCGTCGGAGTCTGGAGACGGCGCGCGATGGCCTCGGCGACCACGCGGATCCCCGTCGACATGACGAGGGTGGTCTCGAGGTCGTCGACGCAGGCGAAGTCGGTGCCGTAGTCGGTCGCCATGTCAGGCCTTCGCCTTGCTGGTGCTGGAAGTGATGGTGCCGCTCGCGGTGCCGCTCACCGTGCCGCCGCCGCCACCCGTCACGGGCAGCGCCACGAGGGTGACCTCGACCGGATCGCCCACGCGCCCGACGACCGCCGTGCCGCCCGCGATCCGAGCCTCCTCCACGCCTGCGATCGAGAGCACGCGGGGCCTCGTTGGGTCGCCGTCGAGGAACACGATTACGCACTCCTGCCCGCTCGTCGCGATGGCGGTGTCCCCCGTCACGCCCGAGAGCATCGGGACGCGGAGGAGGGAGGGAAGGCCGAGGGTCGTGGTTGCCGGCTCCGCGTCGACCGTGCCGAGAGCGGAGCCGCGAACCACGTAGGTGTACGGCCCGAGAAAGCGCAACTCGTCCAACTCCCCGCGCACGAGTTGGCGGAAGGCTTGCCACATGCGATCGAGGGGCGACGGCTCGCTCATGGATAGAGCAACTCCAGAACGAACAGGATGTTGCACGCGGCGTGCGCGAGGTGCGGAAGGCCGCTGTCCTCCGCGTGCGTCTCACCCTTCGCGTGCGCGAAGATGTGCCGAAGGGCGGCGTCGAGGTAGCGTGCTTTGCCACCGGGGAGCGAGGCCCAAAGGTCGGCGCCGTCGCCGTACTTCTGGTGGGCGTACTCCCTCACGGCGATCACGTGCTCAAGGGCACGGAACGGGAGGAGCGACGGGCGCGGCTTGCCCTCGTCGATTTTGATCACGACCGGCTTGGCTCGGCTCATTGCACCAAAACCTCCAACCTCAGCTTACCGTCCTCGCCCAACGTTATCCCCGTGTGTGCGATCGATAGCACGTCCGGGAACGTGGGGCCCGCGAACGTGCGCCCGGGCATCCAGTCCTGCGGGTGCTCCGTGGACACCCGCAGCCGGCCGTTGGCCCCGTCCCGCGACTCCACCGCGAAGGGCGTGGCGATCGGGCTCGTGCTTCGCGCGTCCAGGTGCGTGACGCCGTCGAGGCCCACCCACCAAAGCGAGCCGCCGACCTCCCGCAGGACGCGCACGGCGGGGCCCTCACGGCGCGCGTAGTGCACCCCCACCGTGGCGGAGGTGTCGAACCCGGTCACCGTCTCGCCGCACGCGCGCGCCACATCGCCGAGCACCGTCGCGAGCCGCACCCCCGCCGCGTTGGCGTAGCCCTCCTTCGCGACCGTGGTCCGCCATCCGCCGTAGCCGCCGACGAGCCCCACGCCGCGCGTGCCCGCGAGCACCCCCTGACGCGTGACCGCCATGCGCAGGGTGAGCGGGCCCAGCACCACGTCGCCGCGGTCCGGAACCGTCTCGTCCGTGCCCATGACCAGATCCGCGGCCGGCGCCCCGTAGTAGGGCACCGACACGTACGCGGAGACCACCCGCCGCTCGCCGTAGCGTGCGTATACGCTCATGGCTTCTGCGCCTGCGCGAGGAGCTCCGCGATCTGTTTCTGCTGCGCGTCCGCGATCGGGTCGTCGGACAGCGGATAGCGTCCCTCGACCGTCTCGGGCGCGAGGGGATTTTTTGGCCCGCTCGGCGTCACGGTCGCGTTCTTTTTCGGGGCCGGAACCCACTCGCGGAACGTGAACGTCGCGACGTACAGCCCTTTGCCTTTGTGCGTCGGCGGGGAGAACTTGAGCGACACGACGTCGAGGACGCCCGTCGCCGACACGCTCGGGTAGTAGAGCTTGAGCGGCGACGCGGCGACCTTGTCCGTGTTGTATCCGGCCGCCTTGGAGAACGCCTCCCATTCGTCGAAGTGCGTGGCGAGCCAGAGACTGCACTCGAACGAGCCCTCGGAAAGCTCCTGCCCCGTGTGCGTCTGGCTGGCCTTCTTCGCGCCCTTCGCGGTCTTCGCGTCCCACTTCCATTGCAGGTCCCACCCGCTGACGCCGGTGACGACGCCCGGCGATGGGATCGTGCCGAGACGAAACCGATGCCACGCCTCGGGGTAGTCGATCGGGTTGATCATGCGAACCCCTGTTGCGCCGCGATGCGCTCGAAGATGAGGGTGACGGCCTGCTCTGTCAGCTCGGACATGCTCGCCGTCGAGCCGCCCTGGATCACGATGGCGCCCGCCTCGAGCGTCACGCTCACGCCCCCGCCAGCACCGCCGCTCGAGGGAGCCGCGCCCGGTAGTGGCGTATCCGCGACCGCCTCGACTGCCGCCGTTGCGACGCCCGTAGACGACGACTCGACCGCGGATACACTGCCGTCGAGGCCGAGCGCCACGCCCTCGCCCATGTATCCGCCATACGCGGCCATGACCTTCGAGGGCGACTGGATTCCGAGGGCGCCCTTGAACGCGTTGCCCGCCTTGCTCGCGAGGTTTTTGACCGCGGCGATGACGCGCTCAGCGCCGGCCGTAATGCCCTGTACGAGCCCGTCGATGAACTGCCCCGCGAAGATGGACGCCTTGATTGCCCAGTCGGTGAGGACCACGATCATCGCGTTGGCTGCGGCGGACACCGCGACCGCCAGCGCGGCGATGACGGCGATGGTGCCGACCACCATCGCGACGAACAGCGCGACCACCGCGATCACGGTGCCCACCACGATGCCGAGCGCCATCAGCCCGTTTTTTAGCTGCTCGATGACCATGACGCCCTCTTCGGACTCCGCGAACGCCTTGATCTGCGCGGCCAACGACTTGAGCGCGATGTAGGCCTGGAGTCCAAAGATGATGACGTCGAGGAAAAACCGCTTCACGTAGGGCACGCCTTTGGCGAGCAGCCCAAACACCTCTTTGAAAAACGCGCCGATGCCCGCCTTGAGCGCCTTCCCGCTCGGGTTGGTCTTCGAGTCAAAGATGGCGAACAGCGACTTAACCTCGGTCATGAATGGGCCAATGCTATCGCCGAGGTCCTCGAACAATTCGCCCAAGTATTCCTGGAGTGTCGCGCCCAGGTTCGCGGCAGTCGATGCCAGCTCCTTGAGAGGCCCGGCCCCCTTCTTCGTCACCGCGGCCTGCATGGCATCGCCAAACTTCTTCGCGTCGATGGTCCCCGCGCCGAGTCCGGCCGTCAATTCCTGACTCGTAATCCCCATCTCCTTCGCTAGGTCATTTACGTTTAGGCCAACCCCGGCCAGAGTGGACCCCAACGTTTTGAGGGGCAGCTTAAGCTTCCCGCCCGCGTCCGCCGCGAGCTGGATCTTTTGGAATAGGGCCGTGAAGGCCTTCCCCCCGCCCTTGGCGATCGCTTCCGCGGACGCCGCAGCTAGCGTGAGGCTCTCAAGCGCTGCGGTGCCCGTGACGCCCATGGTCAGGAATGCCTTCGCGTACTGCTCCAGACCGTCGGCCGCGATACCCGTTTTGGCGCGGAGTCCGTCGATGATGTCACCCACCTGCGCGCCCGTGATCGCCCCCTGCCCGAGGGCGTCAAACAGGCTATCGGCGGCTCGCTGCGCCTCGTTCGCCGAGATGGCGAACGTGAGGCCGGTAGCGACGAGCGTGGCCAATGCCACCGTCGCGACGAGCGCAGCTTCGGCGATGGCGGACGCCCCGGCGGAGATCATTTCTCCGGCCTTGTCCATGGCCTTTGCCGACTCCACGGCGGCGGCCACCTGGGCCTCGGCCGCGACCTCGGCACTCTTCGCGGCCTTTTTCGCGAGGAACTCGTTGCGCGTGTGCGCCTGAGCCGATGCCAGGATCGCGGGGGGCAGCTTGTCGAGCGCGGTCTTGTACTCCCCGATCTTGGCCGTTGCCTCTTCGATGCCCTTCGCGTCGCCGAGCGCGCTGGTACGCAGCAACGCCGCCTCCGCAGACTTGAGGCCCGAGGTCAGCTCCGCGACGAGGCCGGCCGAGCGCTTGGCCTGGTCGGCGAGGTTGCCGTCCATGTTGATCGTCTCGGTGTAGACCGCCATCAGACGCCACCCTTTCGCGCGTAGTAGGCCCGCTCGGCAGCGGTCATCCCGTCATCGTCCTGCGTGGGTGCCGGAGGGTCCGCGCCGCGCAGCTTCGTGCGGGCGATGGCGCGCCACCAGATGAGCGACTCTGCGACCAGCTCCGTTGCTGCGATCGCCTCGTCGCTCCTCTCGCCTCGCGCCATTCCCGCCAGGCCGAAGCCGAGCGCCTCCGCGTCCCCCGCCATGCGCGCGCGGAGGTCGCTGACTATTTTCGGTGCTCGTCGATCACCCCGCCCGAGAACTCCTCAAACGTGGTGGACGTCAGCGCCGCGCCGGCCGAGGCGGGCCATCGTGCGATCTGTTGCTCCACCTGCGCGCGCTCCGGGTAGACCGTGATCGCGCGGAGGAGAAGCCGGTTTGCCTCGAGGGTCTTCCCGCGTTTGACCTCGGCGCTGTAGCTCGAAAGCTCGTGCGCCGTAGGGCGACGGATGACGTAAAGGAATGGCGCCTTCTCTGGCCCCATCAGCACGGCAACGCCGTCATGCTCGGAGTCGAGCGCGGCGAGGCGCTCGTCGTCGGGGGGTGCGGTCGGCTCGAATTTTCCCATGGTCCCAATCTCCTGGTGAGGGTGCCGCGGGGCCCTCAGTTGGTACGCCCGCGGCACCACTCACCTAGCACAAATCAGGTAGGTTGCGCCAAGGGCTCGGCGAGGTCGTCGAGGCCGCAGAACTTGATCTTGAGCGGCTTCAGATCGACTTTCACCACCGAGGCGTCCGAGCCCTGCGCGCCGCCCGACCCGCTCGAGTCGAAGTGGCAGCCCAAGATCTCGTCCGTCACCGTCTCGAACCCGTTCAGGCCCCAGGTCACGAGGAGCGAGAACGGAGCGTCGCCGTAGCCCGCGCCGTACGTGCTGAGGAAGAGGTTGAACTCCGCTCGGTAGAACTCCGCGCTGGCGCTGTAGCTGTTCTCTCCGAGCGTCATCGCGATCGGATCGGGGTGGTTCGCCCTGACCTCGCCGCGGTCGCGCGTGCGTTCGTAGTCGATGCTCTTGAGGAACATCTTGATGTCGGGGATCTCGACCTCTTCGCCCGTCGACTTGAAGACGAACTTCATGGACGAGAACGCGTGGCGCAGCCCGTTGATCAGAGGGAATTGAAGGGTGTCGGTCATGGTGTCCTCTCAGCTCGCGAGGCCGATAGTTGCGTTGATTTGCAGGATGTACCCGCGACCGTAGAGCGATGCCGCGATGTTCACGATCGACGTCGTTCGCACGTTGTTGGTCCGGTCGACGGTGACCACCACGCCCGGCGCCGAGAGCATGCCCGTGTTGAGCATGGCCTCGTTCATCGCGTTGCGGATGCGCGTCTCGATCTGCTGCGCCGCGCCCTCGTCGATCGTGCCGTTCGTGTTCAGCGGCACGTCGTCGTTGATCTCCTCGGTGCCGAGCTGGTTCAGCAAGGTGCACCCGATGTCCATCACGATGCCCTTGGGGAGGAGGTTGAACACCGACCCCGTCGCCGACATCAGGAACGGGTTGCTGATGAAGAAGCCGGGGCGTCCCTTGCGGGTGCGGCAGGTCGTGAAGCGCGCGACGTCGAGGCTCGGGTTGACCTCCTCGTCGTGGTAGATGAAGCCGTCCGTCGGGTCGTTGGTGGGGTCCACCACGATCTGCGGAAGGGCGCCGTCACGGACGCGCGAGGCGAGGCGCTGCGCGGGGATGGCGGCCTGGCGGCACGCGAGGGCGAACAGCGCCGGGCGACGCAGCACGGGGGCGCCAGCGGCGGCCACGGGGTACTGCGAGGTCATGTTGTAGTAACCGCCCGTGGCGCAGATGCGCGAGGCGCTGACGGCCGAGTAGTCCAGCGCGATGGCCGCGGACCACGTCGCCTCGGTCTCGCCCGCTCCGCCGTACGCGGTGGGCAGCGCGGCGTCGCGCGAGGCGATCATCGCGCGGGTGAAGTTGTCGCCGTTGGCGAGGGTGGTCAGGTAGCCCGCGAGGGTCGTCGCGTTGGCGCCGGACCACACGCCCTGAATCGCCATGCCGCCCCAGCCGGTCACCGCGTACGGGGACGCGGCAAGCGCGACGAGGGCCGACTGGATTCCGGCCGTCGCGGGGAGCGGCTCGGTGCAGCCGAACGTCACGGACTCGCCGGTGACCATCGTGCCGGCCGCGAACGCCAGGGTGAGGTTGGTCCCGGTAATGGCGTAGGTGGTCGCCGTCCCGATGCTGATCTCCGGGCCGTACGTGCGGCCCGCGTCGAGCGAGATCTGGAGGCGGATGCCCGTGGTTCCGATGGTGCCGCCGTTGGCGACCTTGACCTTGACCAGGTAGGCGTCGAACGGCGCGCCCGTCACGGTCACGACGCTGGTACCGGTGGCGAACGCGGTCACCGCGGAGGCTACGCCGGCCGAGCCCGTGGCCGCCTTGATGAACAAGACCGTGCCGCCCGCGGCGATGATCATCGCGGCGAGGTCGACCGACGGGCCGTAGCCCACCGTGCTCGCGAGGGTGTTGGGGTTGCGCGTCGCGACGACCGTGTTGGCGGTGCCACTCGAGCACGTGCCGACCACCACGATCACGCTCTGCACGGGGACCGACACTACGCCGGCACCCCCATCGAGAATCGTCAGTTCTACATTTCCGCTCGGCATCTCAGCACCCGGATCCTGTCTCGCCCGTAGGCGCGATATACGTGTCGGTTGTTGCCGGCGCGACGCCCGCCGGGGCGTACTGCGTTGCCGGGTCGTAGGGCAGCATGCGGTCGAGGACCGGCGTATCGAGCCACGTGGAGAACACGAACTCTTGGCCGAGCGATCCGATCGGACCGGCCGTCGTCCACTCGCCCGTCGCATCGAGCCCGTGGTTCGGGACGAGGCGTTGGAGCGACGCGAGCACCGCGTGGTACAGCGCGCGGGTGAGGTCGTAGTCGGTGACGCCGCTGGCGCTCACCGTGCCGCCCCAACACCGCACCGTGAACGCGACGCGCTCCGTGTGGACCGCGAGCATGACGGCTTGCTGACGCCGCTCCTCGGTGCCGAGGGTGGCGCTGGCGCTCGAGAGGTCGGGCGCGGAGAACTTCGAGGGCGCGGGCTCGATGATGATGCGCGGGGGGCGCGAGTGCTCGAACACCCGAGCGGGCCCGAACAGGATCGCGCCGTCGACGAGCGGAGGGTAGCCGCCCGTGGAGAGGGCCGCGACCACGTCCGCGTTCAACGCGCTGAGGAACTCGGCGAAGAGAGCCATTACTCGAGCGCCTTTTTGATGTTGTCGGCCACCGCCTCAGCGATCGCCTCGCGCCACGCGGGGGCGATGCCGCCGCTCTGCGGGATGATCTGGCGCTGCGCCATGTACTTGGTGCCGGTCTGGTGAAACTTGGCGTAGGGGGCATCGATCGTGATGTCGATACCGGCGCCGGCCTTGGGCGTGACGTGCACGCTGCCGCGCATGGCGCCCGTGTCCGTGAGGGGAGGCGCGCCGCGTCCCGGGTGCCGCTCGATGGTGCTCGCCATGAGCGGGGCCCACGCGCGCCCGTACGGGTCGAGGCCCGCGTCGAACGACTCCTCGATGAGGTCGGCGATACGATCCGCGGCGTCGCGCGACGCCTGCGAGGGGACGTCAGCGAGCGCGCGGAGCGTGCCGTTTAGGCGCTGTAGTCCCTTGTAGCTCACGTGATGAACTCCACGAAATACGAGACGGTGTTGGTGAACACGATCGTGACCGTGCCCTCGGCCACGCACTGCCCATGGTCGAACGAGAGCGCCAGGACGTTAGCCGTCGGGTCGCCGTCGAGCGGGATGGAGTCGCCGCCGAAAATCACGACGGCGCCGGCCGCGTTCTGCGACTCCGCGCGGATGGATCGGACGACTGCGCCCGCGGGAAGCGTCACCGTGCCGGAGGCCCCTGCATCGTATTGCCAGCCCATCGCTCACCATCCCCGCCGTGATGCGCTCACGACGACCGCGGACCCTTGAGACGGCGTCGCCAAAGCGGGTGTCACGTCGAGGTGGATCTCGCCACGCGATACGCCCTTCAGCCATGCCATCGCCTCGAGATGTCGATTGAGTAGATTCACGTCCGCGCCGGCCGCGGGATTGTACCCGCGGACCGACAGGACTTCATACGTCGCGATCTTACAGACTGCCTGTTTGAGGTCGCTGCCCCACGCCGTAAGCGGCATCGCGTAGCGCGAGCGGAGGAACCCATCCGCGAGACTCGATGCCGCCGTAAGCGCGTTCGTGAGCACGTCGCTCGGGAGGGAGCCGAACGCCACCGCAGGGGCGCCGTACGTGTACAGCTCCTCGATGGTGGCGTACTGACTCACGGCTTGCTCTTGAGGCCGAGGAACGGAAGGGTCACGTCGGCGACTCCTCGGCAGTCGATGCCGAAGAGGAACTGACGGTTAAAGAACACGTTGTCGTCGTCGGGCTTGTTTTTGTACACGAACTGCGGCGCCTGACGCTGCCACCACAAGAACGGCTTGATGGCCTTTTTGTTGTCGAGGAGGTACCACGCGGTGGGGTCGCTCTCCAGCTCGTCGATGACGAGGACCTCGCACGCGCCCTTGTAGATGTTCGGTTCCGCGGCGACGTTGCCCGCGGCGGACGAACCCATCACGAACGAGGCGAGGTAGTCGCTCGTCATGATGCGCATCGCGGTGTCCTCGAGGGACGGCGGCACGACGAGGAGGCTCGGGCGGATGCCCATCGGCTGCCCGTCGCGCCCCTTGAACCCGCGCATCGCGGTTCGCGCGGTGCCGAAGTTGGTCGCGGTGAGGGCCAACGCGAGGTTGTTGTCGTACGTGCCGAGCGGGCCGCCCGTGCCGGCATCGATGTCGACGGGGTGGTCGTCGGCGAAGAAAGCCTTTCCGTCGAACGAGACCGGGTTCTCGAGGATGAGCTTCGCGAGCTCGCGGTCGGCCCACTTCGCCGCCTGCTCGCCCATGAGCGAGACGGTCGGGCCGTAGAGGCCGTAGGTGTCGTCCTCGATGGAGTAGCGGTCGACGCCCACCGTCAACTCGAACGGCGAGGGCGTCATGGTGCGGCCACGAAGCGCCACGTTGTTGATGTGGCGCGGGCCGATCCACTCGCGGAGGATCGGAAGCTTGTCCATCCAGCCGTTGACGACCGAAGAGACGTTGCCGTACGTGGGCATCATGGCGAGGCGCGGGGCCCACACCTCGGTGCCCTGGTAGGCCTGGGAGAAGGTGGCGCCGAAGCCGAAAAACATCGACGCGATGTTGGAGGGAGTGATTTCCATGGTCGTTGTCCTCGGTTCAGAAGTTCACGACGCACACTTCGAGAGTCGAAATGTCGGCGGCGTTGATGGTGCCCGCGGCCACGGTGGCGAACACCGTGACGCTTGCGGTGCCGATCGCACCGGGGGTAGCCGCGCCGTTGGTGGCGTAGCTGATGGTGCTCGCGGTCGTGTTGGCGACCTTGCGCGTGATGCCCACGAACGACTTCGTCGCGGACAGGATCGGGATGTTGGTGATCGCGAGGGTGCCGGCCACGAGGACCGCTTCGCGCACGACGCGCCCCGGATAAAACGCGGGGTCGTTGGTGCCGACGGTGCCGGCCGCGGAGTTCTTCCACTCGCTGCCCGCAAACAGGGTGCCGCCGCTGACCGAGAAGCGCACCGACCACGCGGCGATGGTGTCGCCGGTGGAGAGGATCACGCGAGTGAGCGGAGCCACACCGGTGGCGACGGCGCCGACGATGTAGAGACCGTTCTGCGCGGGGGTCGTCTGCGCGACGAGAGCAACGATGTTGCCCTCGACGTGGGTCAGGCCGTCCGTGTTGGTGCCGACCGCGAAGGCCGCGAGGTCCGCGACGTTGCCCGTCACGACGCCGTCCACGTTCAAGTCCAGCATGCCGCCGGGGAGTTCGCCGCCGTCGGAGAGCGAGGGCATCCCGATCTCGACCGCGACTTGGCCGAAGGCGTTCGACGACGCGTCGCCGTCGTACTTGATGATCTTGCCCGCCGGCGGACGCGTGCCCGATCCGTCGGAGAGGCTGACTTCGTTGTCGAAAACGACGTAGGCCATTTTCCCGACGCTGGTGATGCCCGCGCCGGCGCAGGTGAAGAAAAAGGCGCCCTTGCGGATGAGCACGTCGAGCGCGCCCGCCGAGCCAAAGCCTGCGGCGCTGGTGTTCGTCACCGTCTTCTCGGCGCGGCCGATGACGGTGAGCGCGGAGCTCGCGCTTGCAGGGACGGCGTAGCCCGACGCGTTGACCGCGACGAGGGTGCCGGCGTAGATGGTCGTCGCGGCGGCGACGGGGTACTGCGCGAGGGCGCCCTTCGCCTCGACAGTGTCACGGGGTGCGGATGCAGCGGCCATGGTCTAGCTCCTCAGTGCTTCGCCGCGGACGCGGCCTTGTGTTTGGCGAGGGCCTCGACCGAGAGGCCGAGGGACGCGGCGACCTTGCGATCGACGTCGGTAATTGCCGTCGCGTCGGCGGCGGGTTTGGGGGCAGCGAGCGGCGCGGGGGCGACGCCCGAGGCGGTCGCGAGGAACCCGTCGAGGACCTTGCCGTCCACCGAGAGGGCCCACGCTTTTTGCGCGGGGGCGAGCTTGCCCGCTTTGATCGCGACCGTGACCTTGGCTTCGTGCGCCTTGCGCTTGCCGTCACCCTCGAGCTTGGCGATGCGCGCGCCGAGGGTCTTCGCTTTCTTCGCCTCGGCAGCGAGGGCGTGGAGCGCTCCGATCTGCGCGGCGGGGGAACTCTGCCCGGTGAGCTGGCGGACCGCGGCGAGGATGTCGCGCGACGAGTGAGCAGCGGCAGCCGCGGGCTCCTCCTCGGTCTCTTCCTCGTCCTCGTCCTCGGCTGCGGGCTCCTCCTCGGTCTCGGCGTCGGGGTTTTCGCCCTCGGCTTCGGTCTCCTCTTCCTCGGTCTTCTCTTCCTCGGCCTTGGGATCTTCGTCTGCCATGTTCGTCTCCTGCCCGGTCAATCGGGCGATGAGTTGCGTCCTCGAAATCACCTCGTCCGCGAGGCCCGCGTCGACCGCGTCTTGGCCCATGAGGCATGCAGCCTCGAGCGCCTTGACCTGCTCTGCAGTCAGCGGTCGCGACTCCGCGACGAGCCCGAAGAACTGCGCGCCGAGCTTGTCGATCATGCCCTGCAACGAGGCCACGGCTTCGTCGCTGAGGGGCACCATCGGGTTGCCGTCCGCCTTGCGCGCGCCGGTGGTCAGCACCGCGACGCGGATGCCTTCCTTGGCCATCATGGCCGTGTACTCGGACACGACGCCGATGACGCCGACGCTACCCACGCCGCCCGACTCGGGCACGTAGATGGCGCTGGCCACGGTCGCGAGCGCGTAGGCTGCAGAGTACGCCGCCTCGTTCGCGAACGCGTGCACCGTCTTGCCGTGCTTGGCCGCGAGCGCGCGCATCTCTTGGACCGCCGCGAAGCAACCCGCGACGCTGCCGCCGCACGAGTCGATGTCGAGGAGGATGGTGGTCGCGTCGGTCTCGCACGCCGCGCGGAATCGAGACACGACGTCATCGTATCCGAGGCACCACCACGAGCCGCGTTGGTCGAGGGCGCCGCGGATGGTCACGATCGCGAGCGGGCCGATGCGCTCGGGTGCGCCGACGGAATCGAGTTCGTCGAAGAGCCACCCGAAGGCTTCGGGCTTGATCGCGAGGGCGGAGCCTGCGCGCGCGGTGTAGCGGTGCGTTCGTTTCATGGCGCTGCGGGCTCCGTCGGGGCCGGCGCGAGGCCCGGAGGCGGCGCTTGCGCGATGACGGGGAGCCGCACGCCGTATGCGCGTGCGAGTTCCACCGCGTCCACCTGCACTCCGCCGGACGCGAAGCTGGCCACGGATCGCGAGAGGGACTCGAGGACCTTCGCAGCGGCCTCGTGGTCCTCGGTCACGCTGGTGTCGTGGCGCGTGAGGGGGACAGGGCTGCCTGCGCCGTAGTTCCATTCGACCCACACCCTGGCGATCTGCGTCTGCACGTCCCACGCGAGGGTGCGATCGTCGAACTCCACGGCCGTCTGTTTGACGTCGGCGTGGACGCGAGCGGCGGCCTCGGAGCCTTCTTTGATCTCGGTCGTGAGGTTCTGCCACTGGAGCGTGAGCGTGATCGCGGTGTCGCACTTGGCGATGAGCGAAAGGAACCCCTGCCACGTGTTGGCGGTCGCCTCGAGGAGGTCGAGGTCGAAGTCCTGCCCGTCGATGCCGCGGGGGAGGCGCACAACGGCCTCATTGCCCATCGTGCGGAGGGCGGAGGTGAACTCGTCTTTGTCGCTCTCGTCGCCCACCATCGGGACGTGGGCGAGGATCATCGGCATGCCGTGCCGCTCGGAGTATCGTGCCCAGTCGCGATAGGCGAACTGGCGCAGCATCCAGGGCAGCGCGAGCGGGCGAACGGCGCCCCAAAGCCATCCGCGGTCGGCTCCGTACGGCGCATGCAGGAACCACCGCCCGTCGCCGGGGGTGACCTCCATCTCGCCGTCCATCGTCATCACGCGGTACGTGCGGGTGAACGTGTCGTACCGCGAATACGTCGGGTGCCAGACGTGAATGTAGGGCTGCCACGGCGTGACCTCGGTGTCCCAGCGGAGTTCCGAGATACAAAATCCCATGCCGTGGACCCAGCGCTTAACGTCCGCCTGGACGGCGGGGGGCGCGCACGCGGCCCATGCCGTCTCCCACGCGGTGAGGATGCCCTCGTCCTCGCAGGTGATGACGGTGGGCAACCCGAACAGCGCGCCGACGCGCGAGCCGAGAGCCGCGTGGATCCGGTCGTCGCCGCTCATCGCGTCCCAAAGGAGCGCGCTCGCGGAGAACTGCCCGGCCATGTGCGCCTCGAGAGCCTCACGAACGGCGGTCACCGGGTCCTCGCCTTGGAGCCAGTCGAGCCCGGTCGTTACGACGGGGAGGTCACGGTAGAGGACGCCGGCCTTGGAACGGTCGGCGACTGGCGGGCGCGGCGCCTGGTACTGTTTGCCGTACGCGTCATAGACCACGGGCGGCGCAGGGGTGACGCGAGTCACTCCGGGGCCGGACAGCGGGTCGTTGACGCGTGCCACCATGTGCCAAGACGTCGTAGCGTGTTGGCACACTGCGCGCAAGCGTCACATTCTGCGGGCTCCGAAGGTCCACGAGTTGCGCCCGGATGTGCCAACGGACCCGACCATGAGCCGGTCGTGTGCCGCGACGAACGCGTCAACCTCGTCGTCCTGTCCGCCGTCCGCGCCCGTGAACCCCTTGACGCATCGCACGAAGGCAGGGCCCCACGGGCGCCCGGTGGGGACGCGAATCTTGCCTTGACTCCAGCGGGCCGCCGTGCGCTTGGCCCTCACGTATTTGTTGTATCGTGCACCCATCACCTCGACGAGGATGGGCGGGCGGTCCGTCGCGAGGGAGTGATACGAGCCGACTTCGGGGCCGCTCGCGTACGCGGCGATGGGTGCCTCGGGGTGCATCGCGAACAGACCGAGCATGGTGGGCGCGGCCTCGACCACGCCGACGCGCGAGGACCACACGAGCAGGACGTAGACGATGCCGTCCACGCCGAGGCCGAGGAGCACGACGGCGGTCCGGTCGCCCTTCGAGCCCGCCGAGAACGCGAGGTCAACACCCCACGCGTAGCGGGTGATCGTGGGGATGGTCTCGGTCATGGTCGCGTCGGTGAACAGGCCGCTCCCCTTGGGCATCGGCTTGCCCTGGTAGAGGCTCCACCACGTGGATTCGCGCCCCGCGTCGACCAACGCTGTGCGCACCCCGCGCAGCCATTCGAGCGTGCGCGGAGCCGTCTTGTCAGGGCCCCACGGACAGAGGGCATGCTCCTCGCCGGACTCGTCCACGCGGATGGCCTCGAGGTGGACGTGCTCGTACCCCTCTGCGATCTTTTTGCCCGATAGGTCCTCCTCCACCCAGCGACTGGCTACGATGCCGATCGAGCCGAGGGGGGCCATGCGGGTGAGAATCTCGTTCGCGAACTTCTCCTCGATCCGCTCGCGGTTCTCGGCGTCCTCGGCCTCCTCCGCGTTTTTGTACGGGTCGTCGAGGAACACGTGCGCCGCTGGGTTGCCGGTGATGTCGCCGTCGCAAGAGGTCGCGAGGAGGCCGCCTCCCTCCGGTGTTTCCCACTGGTGGATCGTGTTGAAGTCCGGTTTGATCTGCCCGCCGAAGCGCGTGTAGATTGCACGGATGCGGCGCGAGTGCTTCTCCGCTTTCCGCACGTCGTAGGTGAGGTACATCATCGCCCGCTCGGGGTGGCGGAGGAGGATCCACGCGATGCCCCACTCGAGGATGCTCGTCTTGCCGTGCTGCACGGGCGCGTCGCATACGAAGCGCAGGTCCCCCTCACGCCGCTCGGCACGCTCGATCAGCTCGGCGATGGGAGCGAGGTGCGTGGGCGCGTTGTAGGTCTCGCCGACCGCCTCGATCCACTCCAAAAGCGGAAGGCGCCAAAGCTCCTCATCGAGCGTTGGCGCCTTCGGGTTTTCGGTGACGTCGTCGAAGTTCAGTTCAGTCGTTCGGCTCGGTTTGCGGCGGGGGGCCATGCGGTTTACTAGCACGGCCCACCAGTTGGTACGGGTACCCCGGGCCTGCGCGCCGCCATCTGCTCCCTCCGAGCCAGGTGATCATGTCGTCCATGATGTCGGTGACGTGGGCGGGGTCCACCACGATCGTAGGCAGGCGATCGTTCAGGTTTCCCCGCACCGAGATCACTTCCCCGGTGGGGTCGTCGTCATCGTCCATCATCACCATCGCCCCCTCGCTCGGCGGGGCGGGCAGCAACGTCTCGGACTCGTGGGTGTCGTGCTCCCGTTCGGGCGGAACGTTCGCGTCGTCGGCGTAGCGTGCGGCTTTCTCGTCGGTCATCTCGGCCCCTGATGGATGGTGAACGCGGCGAACTCCGACGGTGGTCGCGCGGTCTGCGCCATGCGCACGCTCTGGCCGCCATCGTCGCGACCGAACGAGGATGCGGGAAGCACGGTAGTACAGAAGGCCGGGCCGGCGTCGCCTTCGTTCGCGTAGTTGAATTGAGCCACGAGCGGTATCCGGTGCTCCTTGCAGATGGCGATTATCTTGGCCATCAGCGGGTTGATCTCGGCGTCGTACACTTCCTCTTTCGTCCACTCGGTCATTTCGTCCTCCTGTCCTCCAGCACCCACCGCGACAACTGCCCCGGGTCGACCCCGAGGAGTTGGCACACCTGCAACCTCGAGCGTCCCTGGCGCAGCATCGCGAGGGCGCGGGCGCGCTTGTCATCGGCCATCGTCTTCCCTCTCGTGCCTCGAGTGCACCATGTCCAGTTCCCTTGCCATCGCCGCTATCGTATCAGCCTGCCACTGCGTGCGCACGTAGAGGGCGACGATGCAGCCGAATAGGAAGAGGTCCCAGCCGCTCATGGCGTCCTCGCAGCGGCGCGGAAGGCGAGGGCGCGTCGGATGCACGCCACGCGCTCTTCGTGCCAGGCCCTAGCGTCCACTTCGCCGTGGGCGCTACAGTCCCTAAGTCGAAGCCTTTGCATGCGTCTCGCGTGAGACGCGCCCCGCGCCATGGAACGCGCCCCCCTCCGACACGCCTGTCGGCGCTCACGTTCGTCTCGGTCGCGAGCGAAGGCCGCGCGCGCGTCGAGCCACGCAAGCACATCCTCCGCCGTGCGGAGGTCGGTCTCGACGAGGTAGGGCCGATGGTCCGGGGCGCTCATGGCTCACCCACCCGCGCCACGTAGATGCGGCGACGCCATCGGGACTTGAACGGGTAGTGCCGCATCAGGTCGCGCCGGAGGTCGTTCGCGTCGCCCTCCGATGCAAAGCCCATGTCCAGGTACGGCCGCCCCGTCTCGCGGTCGAGAATGGCGTACGTGCCCGCCGTCGCCGTGGGTCTGCGTAGTCCGCGCGTGCGTGGCGCGTTGTTGTCGCGGTCGGTCATCGGATTACCCTCACTTCCGTTGCATTCGCCCGCGTCGCCGCGGGGCCCCTCTTCTCCGTCCGTTCCCAGTCCACCACCAGCCGCTCCCCGTCCACCGTGCGCACGAGCCCGCGGTCACCGGGCCACACGTACGCGCTGCGCTGTTGCTTGCCCGCGATGGCACGAAGGCCCACCGCGCGCGCCTCGACCAGCGAGCCAACGGCCAGCGCGGGGGCGTAGCAGCGTCGGCACTCCATCGGGTCACCCTCGCGCGGGGGTGACGTGCGCGTCGCGTCCTGCCCGCACGTGGGGCAGCGCCAGCACCACCAACGCGAGCGGTCCGCCTCGACGACGTGCACCGCGTACTCCTCGGGGCGGAGCCACCCGCACGCCTCGTGCGCCAGGCCGAGCACCCAGGGCACCATCCACGCGGGGGTCCGCGCCTCGACGGGGAGGGCGCACACGCGGCACGTGCCGCCGAGGTGCGCCGTCTCCAGTCGTGACATGGTGCCGCCGTTCCAGTTCGCCTTGGGCGCGGTCATGGCATCACCTTGGCGAGGGCGGCCATAACGTCGGCCACCTTGACGTCAACGAGCAGGCGCCCGTTATGCACATCGCCTATCGAACGACCCATGACCCCAGGCATCACGCGCACGCGCGCCGAGCGACGGCCGGTGCGCCTTGGGATGGTCAGGACCATATATAAATGGCCTGCCTCGATCGCGTGTTGGCACGCGTCAAACACTTCTTTTGGCGTCATGGGCGCACCGCCAAAACTCGCTCGTCCAACGTCGCGTCCACGACCCGCTCGAGGGCCCGCAACTCGCACGCGGCGGAGCATCCCTCGGCCACGTCGCGGCGGCATGCGGGGCATACGAGGCGGCGATGGCGGAGGGCGGCAATGAGGGCTACCGCGGCGGTCATTAGGGTCGTGTCCATCACTCCACCTCCTCGCCCGTAGTGGGCACTGCTTTATCCCCCGCGCCGACCATCGCCCGCATCTCCGCGGCGCGACGACCCGCAAACCCCTCTGCCACGCGGCCATCGATGCGAGCGTCTGCGATCTCGTCCGCCTCGATGGCTCGCGAGAGAAGCGCCGGATCGTGCAGGCTGACGCGCGCCGTCTTGGACATGCGCCGAATAGGGCACTTGCGGCGCATCTCGTCGGTGTGATGCCACCACGGCCCTGACTTGTATTTGTCCTTCTTCTTCGCGTCGTGCTCCAGCTTGTCCAGCTCCTCGCGGTCCATCACCGTGAACGCGGGCACGCCGCCGTGCCGGTAGTGGATTACCGAGTACGCCGCGGTGACCTCCCCGCGGTTCCGCGTCGCGCCCATGCCGGGCTTGTGGACGATGCGCGGGGTAGTGCCTAGTTCGTAGTCGAACGTGTCGCCCTCGCGAACGAGCTCCGCCGCGACGTAGGACACGCTTTGATCGAGGCTCATCAGCTTGATAAGGCCGCGGTAACCGGGAATGAACTGCGCCTCCTTCACGTTCCTGCGCGAGTTGAAAAAGGGCACGATGTACGCCTCGCCGAGCGGGCTCCCCAACTCGAGGCCCACCTCCGCGGCCTGGACGCACGCGCGAACGATGGTGCGTGGGTCGCACTCGAGAAGCGCGGGAGTCCGCGAGCAGGCGTCGAGGACCACTGCGATGGCGCGCGAAGGGGTCATGCCGGCCATGGCGGCTGGGATGACCGCGCCCAGCTTGGCGCGCTGCCCCTCGAGCATGCCGGAGAGGGCGGTGTATTTGTCGCGGGTGAGGGCGAGGGCCTGGCTCATTTGCCAACCCTCTTCGCGCGGAGGGCGCGGACTTTGGCAGCGAGGGAAGTCAGCGCGCCACTTCCCCCGACCGCGGCAGCGCCGCACTCGACCAGCAGCACCGCCGCCTCCACCACCGCGAGCTCTTCGGCTGTCAGCGAGGGCCGAGACCGCCGCACGAGGCGGAAGACCTTGGCGTGGGGGTGGCCAAAGCGGCGTAGTCGCGCGCATATCTGGTGGGCGATGCGGGGAAAAGGTTTGGCCCACCGCTTTTGCGGGTCGCTCGTGGGTTCGCCAAATTTCGTGTCGGCGTCCGCCTCCCACGGCCCGCCCTTCTTGCCGGTGTGGCTGATGACGTATCTGATCATGTCTTGCTCATTTCTCGCGCTAGCGCGTAAAGGTCGTCAGGTGCAGGTTCCTCGCATGCGTCAGACACCGCGTCAGCGCAGGCCCGAAGCCTGCGCTCGAATGCGTCGCGGACCGAGGAGGAGAGTCGCTCGGCGACCAGCTGGCCGCCTGGGTGGAGCACCGCGAGGGTCCCGCATGAGACGCCCCCGTATGCGATGTGGACGTAGTCGTAATGGCCTGGCCCGGCGCCGCGGTCGACGCTGCATGTGATGCGGACGGTCATTCCCGGATCCCTTCCGGGATGGCGTACTGGATCTCCCAGTACTTTTCGCGAGCGGCAGGGTCGGCGCCGTCGCCAGGGTCGGTCATCTCGCTCGCCAGGCGCGCCACGCTACGCAAAGCCCGCACCTCCGCGATGAGGGCGGGGAGGGCGTTGTGGGTGGCGGCGATGTATTCGCCATCGCCCATGCCTGTCTTGCCGTTGTTGTTGAACGCAATCCCGATTGCAGGGGTAGGCCTGGCCTCGGATGGCGCGGCGTCGATAGCCCACCCGTACTGAGGATGCATGCGGCCTAGCCACTCCCCGCTGGTCGCCTCCGCATGCAGCCGTTCGAGGTGGTCGAGGTCTACGAGCCGCATCACCCACCCCGCTTCGCGCGGAGGGCGCGGACTGCGGCGAGACACGCTTCGCGCGCGGAGACCACGCGGTGCGCCCTCGTCTCGCGCTCGTCTTGATTCGAGACGAAAGAACCGTCCGCCTCTTCCCATACGCACGCCGCCTCCACCACCGCGCGCTCTTCGGGCGAGGTGTCGTCAGGCGCGCCGGGCATCGTCACCCTGTCGCTGGGCAGCAGGTCGGCGTTGATGCCGTGGACGATGTATGCGAGGCGAGCGTAGATACCCGCCTTGTCCAGCAAGCCGAGATCCATCGCTACGCCCAATAGGCTCTTGGCGATGAGGCGCGAACGCTCGTTCACCTTGCTCCGCCGCACGAGGCGGAAGACCTTGGCGTGGGGGTGGCGCAAACGGACCGACACGAGCAAGGTCTTGAGTTCGCCCCTCGCATCGAACGCAGCGCTCGCGAGTCTTTGGGTCGGCGTGCCTGCGCGGCCCGTCATGGCGTCCTCCCACGGCCCGCCCTTCTTGCCGGTGTGTGAAATTACCCATCGGTCAGACATCTTTCACTCCCTTCTTCGCCGCGCCGACGTGGGCGCCGCAGTCAATCACGGTCACCAGTCCAAGAAGCGCGTCAGCGGCAACCCAGATTTCGCGCTTGACCACCCGACTCTTCGCTTTGGCCATCTCGGGCCCAGACAGGCGATTCGCGTTGTCGAGTGCGAGCTGCCGAATATCCCCCACCGCCTCCGCGTAGCCGGCGGCGTGGGCGCGCACCGCCGCAGCGGCGGCGCGTTGGGCCATCTCGCACTCGCCGCATACAGGCACGTAAGGCGATTCGGCGCCGCACAAGTCGCAGCGGCGACCAGCTTCGTAGCCGCTCACGCGCCCACCTCCCCGAGCATCTCGGCGAGCACGGTGGCGACGTCCGCCTTCGCAACGCTGCGCGTTGAGCGCATCGCCCCGTCGTCACCGTTGGTGTCCACTTGCGTCAGTTCGATCGAATAGCCCGAACGGTAGAGCTGGACGCTCAGGTCCTGGCCACCCGCCACCGCCCTCTCGACGAGGCAAGGATCGCGGCGGACGCGGGCGGCGACGGCGAGCGCTACGGAGCGGAGCGCCTTGCGGTCGTCCTCGTGGCCCGAGAGGTACGGCCACGCGTCGACGGCAACCCCGAACAACTCCTCCTCCGTCGCCCGCGGCTCGGTGCGCTTGCACCCATCACACGGGACCTCGTCGTAATCGCCGTGGCCCTCGCTGATGCGCACGGTGCCAGTGCCACGGCACTTCACGCACCGCGGCTCGGTGGGCTGGTGGCGGGCGCGCTCGTGCTGGACGCCGAGGCGGTAGATAACACGGAGAGGTTCCACGCCAGTAAGTGCCTGTTCCCAAGCTTCGCGCAGGAGTGTGTACGTCGGCTCCCCCTCCACCGGCGCGGTGAGGGCGGAGAGGCGCTCCAGGGCGTCACCAAGCTGGCGCTGCAAGTCGCTCTCGCGCTTGCCGGACGCATTCTCCGAAGCGATGCGATCCTCGGCCAAGCGCGTGATGAACTCCCACACTGTCATCGGCTTGGCCGCTTCGCTCCAGCCAGCGGCATTGGCCGCTTCGGTCACCTTGCCGAGGCACGTAGAAACCGAGCCAGCACGCAGCTCCGCCGCGGCAAGCTTGGTGCGGAGGCTCTCGGCTTCCTTGATGCAATCCTCAGCGAGGTCGTTGGAGACCTTGTGAGACGCCATCGCCGATTTCGCTAGCCCCTCCGCCTTCTCGGCGCGGGCTTTCTCGGTGGCGAGGGCGGCTTCTGCCGTGTTGAGGGCGGCCAACAGCTGGTCCACCTCGGCATCCCCAACCACCAACCCCACCGCCGCGCACGCCGCGCGTAGGTCGTCGGGGGTGGCGGGGCGCATGTCCGCCCGGTAGTCGCCAGCCTCGAACGGCTTGCGTACGCGCTCGTCCACCACGAGCCGGTTACGCGCGGGCGGCCCCGGAACTTCCCATTCAATCTCGCTCATTTCGCCACTCCCTTCCGCGCGCGATGCGCGGCCTCTACGATGTCCTCGCCCGCCGACGCACCCAGCGCCGAGCGGACCTTGTCCAACAGGACCTGGTACTCCTGTTCGCCCTCACGGGCGAGGTTGCGTTCCGCCAGGTACCGCTCTGTCACGGCTCGCTCCCCGTCCAACTGCGCGGTGAGGCGGGCGACCTCGGCCGCGTCACATTCCACGAAGCCCGCTCGTCGGATGTCCTCCGGCGTTGCCTCGCGACGCGTTATCGCGTGTTTGCCCTCCAGCCGCACGCGGCACTCGAGGGTGGCCGTCACTGTCTCGCTGAGTTGCTCTTCCCAAGTCTTGATCATTCTCTTCTCTCCTTCCCCCATCAGACGTCCCCTGCTGGGGACTATTCACACCAATCGCAACGCCGTGGCCCGGCACCCTCGGGCGATGGCGCAGCGGTACACGGGGTAAAGGACAGCCTCGCAGGGGCCGTAGTTGCGACGGCTCTCGTCCCATGAGCGGACCTCGACCCGATCACCCCGGCCGCGTTCCTGGGCCTGCTGAAGCGCGCGCGCCTCCGCGTTGCCTCCGACGTGAGAGTTGATCCAGGCGCCGGAGACGCTGGTGACGGTGAAGCAGCGAACGTTCGAGCTGGTTTGCATGCCCGATAGACGTCCCCCGCCCCAAGCCATTCACCCCCCCTCGAGCCCGACCCACACTTTACTCCCACTACCGCCCACCCCACCTCACCCTCCGCCCCAACGCCACCTCCCAGCCCCACCGGCGCCCCAACCCACCACCACGCTACCCCCCTAGCGCCACACCCGTCCAAGGGCCACCAAGCCCCAGCCTAGGCCCATCCCCACGGTCACACCAGCGCCACACCCCAGCATGGGCCCCCGCACCCCGCACGCACGCACCCTCTCTCCCTACCCAGCCTCTCCTCTCCCGGACGCACCCAGCCCGCACACCACCCGCGCACCCACCACCACGGCCCACCCATGCAGGCACCCACACCACACACACCCAAGAGGCACCACCCTCCAGCACGCAACACCCCCACCCTCCCAGCCTCTGCCGCTCGACCACCCCACCCCGCGAGCTCGAGCTCCCAGTCCAGGCACCCCTCCCACCCTCGCACACCTCTCAGACCGTAACACCCACCCCCTTTCGGACCGGGATGGGGGGAGGGGTCGGCGAGGCGGATACCCATCGCCCACATACAACCTACACATACCACCCAGCTAACTACTTGATACCTGGTCGATTCACCGGGTTTCCGGGTTTCACCGGGTTTGCCCAAACCCGTAACCCCTTGGAATTATTGAAACCCGGGAAACCGGGTCTACACGCGCGTACGCCCCCCACAAATACAATACCTACATATACCTACACCATTCTCACATGGGTATATATAAACCCGGTAACCCGGTAACCCGGAAAGCGTCTCATTCCGGGCACTTGGCCACCGGGTTTCAATTTTGGCAAACCCGGAAACCCGGTGGCTCTTCTGCCACACGATTCCGCTTGCGTGGTACCACAAGGCCACGCTAGGCCATCGGATGGTCAAGCCACCTCGTCCGCCGCGCATGGTGATTCAGTGCTCGCTCCCTTACTCCGCGTGGGAGGGGCTCGGCAGGCTGCGGGAGAGGACGGGCCGGCCCATGAGCGAGCTGGTTCGCGAGGCGGTCGAGGCGTACCTGGCGCCGCAGTCGGAGGCGACCGCACGTGGAGAATGATCTCGACCTGCTCGCCGACGACTCCCCGAAGCAGCCGTCAAAGGCGAACCCCAAGGGCCCATTGTCCGTCGCTCCCGAACCGCCTCCGGACCGCCGCGTCGATTTTTTCATCGAGGCGTCGAACCTGACCGCCGCCGCCGAGCGCGCCCTGGAGATCCTCGCGACGCATCCGGACGGGGGCCGTGTCTTCCGACGCAAGAACGGGCTCGCGCTCGTGGACCAATGCGATGGCGACGCGCGTCTTGTAGAGCTGACGAAGGCTCGCCTGAATTACGAGCTTGGGCGCTGCGCGATCGCAAAGGTTCTCGCGAAGACGGGCAAGTTCGTGCCAAACAAGTTCCCGCAGGAGGTGCTGGAGCAGGTCCTGTCGGGGACGTGCCCCGCGACGAGCAAGCTTCGCCGCATCGCAGGCCTCTCGGCCACGCCGTTTTTTGCGCCCGATGGCTCGATCGTGACCGCCGTGGGGTATCACGCCGCGTCGCGTTACCTTGTCGTGGACGACGCGCTTCAGGTTCGCGTCCGCGAGAAGCCCACGCGCGAGCACGCGGTGGCGGCGCTCGCGGCGCTGCGGGACGTGTTCGTGGATTTCCCGTACCCCGAGGAGGCCGATCGCCACGTTCCGATCGCGGCGCTCCTGACTCTCCTCGCGGCGCCGGCCATCGAGGGGAACCTCCCCGGGTTTCTGTTCGACGCGACGACGGCCGGCTCCGGCAAGACGCTGCAACAGGACGTGATCTCGATGGTCGCGACCGGGCACACTTCCCGAAAGCAAGCGTGGATCCGCGACGAGGACGAGCGCCGGAAGTCCATGATGGCGAGCGCCCTCGCCGGGGGGCCCATCCTCGCGATCGACAACGTGTCACGTGACGTGCCGTTCGGCGGCGACCTGATCGACATGCTCCTGACCAGCGGCGGGCACCTCGCGTTCCGCGGCCTCGGGGCGTCCGAGCTCTTGGAGGTCGACTGGCGCCCGGTCATCCTCGCGAGCGGAAACAACATCGGGCTCACCGGCGACACGAACCGCCGCGTGCTGCGCGCGCGCATGCAGACGAACGAGGAGAACCCCGAGAACCGCACCTCGTACGTGCACCCCGAGCGCGCCGATCGGCTCGTCGTGTGGGCGAAGGAGAACCGCGCCAAGCTCGTCGCGGCGGGGCTGACGATCCTCCGCGCCTACCACGTGGCGGGGCGACCGAGCCCGCTCAAGCTCGGGTCGTTCGACGGCTGGTCGGCGCTCGTCCCGTCGGCGATCGCGTGGGCAGGCGGCCCCGACGTGCTCACGTGCGTGCCCCGGGGGGATGACGTGGCGACGGACACGGACTCCGACCTTCGCGCGTTCATGGCGGCGTGGCCGTCGCTCGTGCGGATGATGTCGGGCGCGTGGTCGGCGCGAGACCTGGTCTCGATGGTGTGGCGCACCGAGCGCGAGAACGACGACCTGACCGACCTCCGCGACGCGGTGACGGACGCGCTGCGCACGAAGCCCGGTCACGAGCCGAGCACGAAGGCGGTGGGCAAGATGCTCGCGCGTTGGCGCGGCCGCGTCATCGGCGGGCGGCGCCTGGTTTCTAGCATGAACGCGATCACGCACACGCTAACATGGAGCGTTGAAACCGTCACGAAGGGAGAGAAGAAATGATCCGAGTCCGATTTAAGGTCGAGCTGCCGAGGCCGCGCCGGGTCGTCACCCTGCAGTCTGCCGACTGGGCCGCCGACGTTCAGCAGGCTGCACGCCTATGCGGCGCGCACGCGGCCGACCCGAGCGGAGAGCAGGCCTACGGACCTCAAGGCCGGCTCTTGGATGCGAACGGCGCATGGGTAGGAAACTACGAAGTGGTCGAACGCGACCGCACCTGACAAAACGCCGCGGGCCCCATCGGGGCCCGCTTCGTATCACCTCTCGCTCTTCGCGTCGGCGTAGTCCCTCGCCGCGTCCTCCGCGATGTCGAGCCAGCCGTACAGGGTGAGCGTCCAGGACACCGCGGCAGCGTGCGCGTGAAGAAGCGCGCGCTCGGCGGTGGCGACCTCCTCGCGGTCGGCGCGGGTCGGACGTGGGATGGCGCGGAGCACACGGCGGGCTTCCTCGGCGGCGTTGGCGAGAGCCGCGGCGTCGACCACCGCGGCGTGCGCGAACCCCGCCACGCGCTCGCAGAACGCGGAGGCGACCGCGACGCGGGCATGGTGCCGGGCCATGTACTCCTCGCGGGTCATGTCCCTGCCGTTTCGTCGACGCGTACCGCGTTGAACTTCACGACGTGCCTCGCCTTGACGCGGAAGGTTTCGATCTCCCCCGTCGCGACGTCGCGGACGTGAACGAGCACGCCTTCCCCCTCGAGGGAGCGGTGCCAGTCGGGGTAATGCAGGCGCGTTTCGACGTACTCCTCCGCGGCGTACTCAGCGTGAATGTGGGTAATCTCGGCCGACGAGTCATCCTCGTCGCCCTCGTCGGGCGCCCAGCATTTGTAATATCCGACCATCAGATCACCCCCGAAGCCCAGAGAATCCACCGGCGCACCTGCGTCACGGCCTCCTCCTCGGTTCGCGCGAGGAACGTCGGGAGTCCGCGCTTGTCCATCGCGTCGTGCCACGCGACTTGGTCCGCGCTCACGCGGCCCTTCTCGGTCTTGACCTCGATGCCAAACGCCAGCGCGACGCCGCGCGGATGCGTGTAGATTCCAATCAGATCCGGCGAGCCGTCGCCGAGCCCGAACGACCACCACGCGCCGTTGCGGTCCTGCAGCCGGCCGACGGTGTTGCGGGTGATGGTCACGTCAGGGATTGCCGCCACCGCCTGTTGGATCTCCCCCTGGATTGTCGTCTCTGTCCGCCTGCCTGCGCGCCTCGCGGGAAGCGGCAAATTGTCGAGCAACGCGCTGGAATCTTTCGGGTATTTTGCCACCGTAAAACCTCTTTACTTGTTCGAGAAACCATGGTCGCCAGACGCCCTCGAGGACGCGCAGCTTGGGGTAGAGGGACTCGCAGATCCCACCGGGGGGCATGGGGTCCCATCGTCGCTCGGGTCTCACCGTACCCGGCCTCCGCGCAGGTCGAACCTCCCGAACTGGCCGAGGTCGAGGGAGAGGAACGCGAACGCTGTTTCGAGCATGGGCTCCAAGTACGACGGCGGCGCCCCATCGATCCGCTCCGTGACGGCACCACGGATCTCCGCGCGGATGGCGGCAAGGTCGGCCTCCTTTGGCTCGCCCGTGACGCCGTTGATCTCGATCGCGTCGTTGATGCGCATGGCGCATACGCGCCACGCCTCGTACCGTATCACCTTCGCAAGCCTGGCGTAGTCGTTCATCATTCTCTCCTCAACTTTGGCGGGTCCGGACACGTGGGAGCCCACTCCCTCAGCGCAGCAAACGCCGATGAAATGGCCGCAGCGAGAGCGCGCTCCCCGCGTAATGCGGTATCGGCACTGGCCAGTAGACCCGCGTCCGGGTGCCGTCCGAATACCGCTTTGAATTTGTAATTGGCACTCGTCAGCTTATGCCCCGCCGCGAGCGCCTTGCGATGCCAGCCGAGGAGCGTCGCGAGTTGCTTGCCCTCCGGCGCCTCTTTCGCCCATGCGAATTTGTCGATCTCCAGCTCCACGCCCTCGCCGCGCGGAGTCACCAGTTCGGCCGGCGCCGCCGCGCACGCGCCGCACTTGCCGTCGGGCGGCAGCGGGCGCTTGCAAACGCGGCAGTACTTGGCCGACACGCGCTCGCTCGCAGCGGTCACCGCAACGCCGTCGAGGTGGTACTCCAGGTCCTGATCCGGGTGCCCGTGCCGCTCGCGCGCGCCGACGAGGTCGATCAAGAGGCACTCCGTTTTGCCCGGGAAGGGCCGCCGCACGCGCCCCACCATTTGCATGAAGAGCGAGATCGAACCGGTATTCCGCGCGAGGATGCACACGTCCGCGCGAGGCGCATCGAAGCCCTCGGTGAGGACCATAACGTTGCAGATTACACGCAAATCGCCGGCCTTGAACCTGGCGAGGATGTCCGCGCGCTCGGTCGCGGGGGTGCGGTCGGACACCACCGCGCAGTCGATCCCCGCCGCGCGGAACCCCTCGGCGTAGTCGGTCGCGGCCTGGACGTGCGGCGCGAACACGATCGCCGTCCTCCCCGCCGCGTGCTCGCGGTACGCGTCGACGGGCTCCTGCGCCAGCTTTTTGACGCGGTCGTTCGGGCGCGCGATCGCGATCGGCACGAGTCCCTGCGTCGGGTCGGTGCGCCAGAGGTCGACGAGCTCGCGGACCTGGGCGACCGTAACGAGCGCGTCAAAGATCCCGCCACTCTGCGTGCCGAGCCCGGTTCCGTCCGAGCGCTCGGGGGTCGCGGTGAGCCCGACGAGGCGCGCGCCGGCGGTGAGGTGGGCATCGGGGATCCGGCGCCACTCGGACGATACGTAATGATGCGCCTCGTCAAGAAACGCCAGGTTCGACCGCGGCACGACGCCGCGGGCAAGGCAGGTCTGCGGGGAGATGACGGTGACGGGCGCGGTGGCGTCGTCGCCGTTGACCGAGACCCTCAGGTCCAGGGCCTGGAACGAGCGCGCGGCTTGGTCGAGGAGCTCGGCGCGGTGGGCGTACCACGTGACGCGGGACCCTCGAGCGACCGCCGAGCGGATCATGTGCCCGCCCGTGAACGTCTTCCCGCCGCCCGTGGGGAGCACGAGGAGGACGCCGCGCGCGCCCCCGGCGAAAGCCGCGCGGGCCTCGTCGACGGCGCGCACCTGGTAGGGTCGGAGGGCGATCACGCGGGCACGACCTCACCATCGGGCCCGAGGACGAACTCGTCCGAGCGCTGCCACGCGTCGCGGGCGGCGTAGGTGTCCAGCACGGTCGCGGCCCACCGCGGCCAGGGACCGACGGTGGCAAACTCGCCCGGGTCGACGTGGCCGTAGTCGTAGACCTGGCGGGCCGCTTCGAGGGCCGAGCACGCGGCGACGAGCAGCTTGGGGGGCCTGAGCGGGGAGGAGGTGTCCCGCGGGTCGGTAAGCGCGGAGCCCTCCCACACGGCCCAGCGGGTGAGCGGGCGATCGGCTTCGGCGGTCATAGGTCCCTCGTGCGCATGATGGTTCCGGCCTCGGTCCGGCAGTACTCGTCGCCCTCGATGTACGCATCCCGCGCCGCGTCGGAGTCGGCGAGCGGGCCGCCCCACACGGGCCAAGGGCCGACGAACACCACGTCGCGCGCGGGGTCGGCGTTACGCCATTCGTAGACGCGGCGAGCGGCGTGCGCGGGGTCGTGGTCGAGGATCATCCCGTCCGGGGTGCGGAGGGGGCCGCGGAGCTCGCGGGCGTCGGCGAGGGCCGAGCCGATCCAGTAGGCCCAGGCGCGGGGCGTCATGCCGCCACCCGAACGCGCACGCAGGACTCGGCCTCGCCGAGCAGCGCGTCGACGTAGACCCAGAGCAGGCGTCCGTCTGCGCAGTCGAGCCACACGGTGCGGCCGTCCTCGCGAACGATGGTGCCGGACACAACCTCCCCGGTGATGAGGCGCGCGAGGGTCATCGTGCCACCTCTGCCACGCCGAGGGGTCGCTCGGCAACGAGCCGCTCGGTCGCAGCGAGGAGGCCATGGGCCCAGGCGCGCGCGCGGACGGCGTCCTCGGGGCTGATGGTCACGCCGCATTCGTACCCTTGCAGGTACGCGTCGGCGGCGGGGGTGAGGTGGAGCGGGATGGGTCGGTCTTGCATGGACAGTCAGACGCGGGTCGCGGCGGGGCATTCACGGAAATCGTCAGCGTGAATCGAATCGCCGCCGCGACGTCTAACTCTTGAGGGCTGACCGACCAGCCGGAAGGGGAACCTATGGGAATTTGCCATGGCACAACGCGACGAGTCAAATGTGCCGCGCCGCGCAACGATTGCTTGGCATGGCGCACGCCGTGGCACCTCGAGCGGGTCTGCGTGTTCGTTTGGCCGAGGAAATGCAGGGCGCTCGTCGTCGTAAAATAAATCGCCGCCGAGTGAATAGGCTCCGCATGCCGCCGTCTAACCTCACATGAAATCGACGAAGACCACCGCCGCGCAGAAGCGAATCTCCTACCTCCTCACGGAGAAGCACCAGGTCGACCAGGACTACGCGGCACGGCCCTTGATCCGGGACGCGATGCTCGCCGAGCTGGACCGCCAAATCGCCGAACTCACCTTCGGAAAATAAATCGACGAAAGAGTGAATAGGGCGCCCTCGGCCCCGTCTAACCTTCATGAGCAAGACGAGCAGCACGAAGTTCCGAATCGCCAACGCCCGACGCGCCTACGAGGGTGCGCTGATCGACTGGAGCGACTGCCCCCACGAAGGGAACCGGGCGGCCCTCCAGAAGGCAAAGGCTGACCTGGAAGCCCTCGGGGTCACCCCGGAGTGAGGAAGCGAGGGGGGCCGGAAGGCCCCCTCGCCACGTACCGTGCCACGCGACCCATAGGCTCAGCCTATGTGTGCCACCGGCAAGGCGCGTGCCATGACAGGCTGTGCCATGACGCAGTGCCCCATGGCACACGTTGGCACACGGTGCCCGACAAAAAGCATGCCAAAACCTTGCGGCTGTCCATT